ACATCAATAAACCTCAATTCATACTCTCTGTCTCTTGTGCTTATAATTAATTTAGTTGTTGTGATAATTCCTTTGTTTTCTCTTTGTATTGTTGCTGAATTGATTTTACTATACGGTATAGAAACTACACCTAAACTTTTTAGTATTGGTATTTGAGTTACAAATATAAGCCTTTTGTTTGTTAGACAGTTGAAATGATCTTTAATTCCATAAACTTCTTCTACTTCTTCACCTTCAATTAGGTATTTTTCAACCTCTGATTTAATGTCTTTTTCAACCTTTTCCTTATTTCCACCAAATAAAGCCATAATAAAACCTCCTGTACTATATATTTATTACTATTATATGTAAAATAATAGCAAAAATTCAAGTACAGGTTATTTTTTTCTAAAACTTTTTAAAATATTTTCAACATCTGTTAATATTTCTTTCTTATCCCTCTTCTTATTTTTAATCTTTTTAGGACCAGGTTTAAGCAATCTATTTTTATATTCCTCAAAACTAATAAATTTGATTTGTGGTTTATTTGTAAATGGATTTAGTGTTTCCATATAAGGGTAAATGCTAATCCATCTTTCCCATAATTTGTCCTCTAATAGCTTTAATCTAGCTTTACTTATCATTTCAAGACCTTCAACGATGTCTAGGTCTAAAATAAAATTAATGTCGCTATATCGACTTAGTAGAAGGTCATAGGTTTCAGCTGCATCTATTTGGCAGCTTGCTTGAAAAAACTCATAAACCCCTCTTGTCCGAATAACTTTTTAAAAGCGTTTATCGTTTCTTCAATCTCCATGTCTAAAAACTCTTTAGGTTTAATACCAAGTAAATCGCCCATAAACTCAGCTATTTCATTTTCAGCTAGGTCTAGTCTTTCAAGTATAATAAACACCATATCAGTTCCTAGATCTTCTAAAATTTCGCCTTTCTTTTTGCCCTCTGCATTATAATTTTCAGTTGCCTGCTTTAAGCTATCTTTTATACCTAGCTTTCTAAGTATTCTTGTAAATTTAAACAGATCTTTAGTCTTTAGCTTTCTCATTTCCATATACTAAACCTCCTATATAAAGAAAATAAGACACTCGTTGTAGAGTGCCTTATGCAGTTGGAGCAGTAACATCACCAGTAATTTTTGGATAATAAATTTCAAATGGTGGAGTATCTAAATCATCAGCATCATAATGTCCTGTGAAGGTTACTTGCATAACTGCTTCTCCACTATCCTCAGCAGCAAATGAAAGCCCATCTGTATTAACTGCATTTTTTACTATTATGATAACTGGATTTGAGCTTCCTGTAAGTCTACCTACAAAAGCTATATTATCTATATAATCACTTACTGATATATCATTTTTAGCTGTGATAATATCAAAGGTGTCATTTGTCGTAGTGTCAATCTGTCCTGTTGCTAGTGCTGTTGCTATATTATCAGCAGTCATTTCAAGTATATTTGTAGTAAGCCTTACCTCCCAGTTGTCTACTACTGAAAGGCCTTTCGCATCGCCTTTTACTCCATCTATTTCAATCTTTCTCATGTTAGGCTGTGCTGAAAATTCATTTCCACCTTGGGTAGCCCCAAGTAGAGTTCCAGTCATTGTTGCTATATCAAAGTTTTTATATACTGCTCCTGCATCTAAAAGCAAATGTTTGGCAGTATTGCTATTATAACCGGTAGTTTGTACGGTCATAAAATTACCTCCTATCTAAAATAAGTTTTCACATTGTATCTTAATTGCCTTCTATGAATAGAAGGGTCAGTATCAGGCACCATAAGCCTATTAATTCTATATATAGACACATGAAAGTTCTCATCTAAAATTTGAAGTCTATTTAGTTTTTTATCTATATTATCTGTGATAGTTTCAAGTTCTGTAGTATCAGCTTTGTTGTCCCATATATCAATTTCAAGTGTGAAATCTTCCCTATGTTCATCCCTATTTGAATTGGGGAATTTATAAACTATATAAGGAAATTCTGCATTTTGTGGGGCCAGTTCAAAATATACCCTGCTATGCACTTCATTTAATTTTGAGTATATAGATTGAAACAAACTAACCAATTTTATTCAACTCTCTTTCGGCAAGTTTCTTGATTCTGCTTTTGTTTTCTTCAACTGCTGGGGTAAGATAAGGTTGTGCTCTTTGTTTGTAAGTTCCTTTTTCAACATAAACTGCATATTCTGTGTTTGTTCCTATAAAAACTGATTTATCATTATCTATTATTTCATTTTCTATACTTCCTCTAAGATTACCAGTATCAACTGGTGCTCTAACTTTAGCTTCACTTGTCACAAACTCCCCTATAGCATGTAGGGCTCTTTTTTCAGCTTTAGTTATAGCTCTAAGCACATCTTTTTTATAGCTTTTATACTTAGTCATTTAAAACACCCTTATATTCTAGGTCTATCTGCATAAATTCGCCTTTGTTATCTACTAGCTTAACTTCATAAATATTGCCATTATCATTTATTCTATCTGCTACAGTAATATCTGTTATTTCACAATACATTCTGTGGGTAGAGTAAATAGTTTCTTTATCTGCTACTACTCTCTCATTTCCTCCTAAAGTTCGTATATAGGCATTTATAGTTGCTAGTGTTGTCCATGTCTCTATAACCCCACCAAAGCCATTGTCGGTGGTTGTAAGACGTTCTATGATTACAGATTGCATATACTCTTTAAAGTTTTCTAGCATATTACCACCTTACCTTTTTAAGATGGCCTAATTTCTTTAGTAAAGTCTTAGGATATGGTGTATTGTCGTCTCTATAGGTTATGGATATATCTCCTATACTTTTAGACTTTATATTGTCATTACTAGAACTGTCATGATCTATCATTTTATCTATCACATAGGCTACTATTCCAATATCTTCAATACTGGTGTTGTTTAAATATTCCTTTAGCCAATCTAAATAATCTGCTCTTTCCATCTAATCACCCCTTTAGGGCCTGAATAAGTTCATCCTTTTTCATGTTATAATATCCATCTATTTCTTTTTCCTTAGCCATTTCCCTTAATTCTTTTACAGTCATAGTTTCTATTTTTTCTTGATTAACTTTTTCTTTTTGTTTCTCTAATTCCTTTTGCTTTTGTAGTTCTCTTTGCTTTGCTAACTCCCTCCTACGTCTTTGAAATGCTGTAGCACTCAATTTACCACCTCCAAATAAATAGAAAAGGCTAGGTATTTACCCTAGCCTATATATTAACCATTAGTAACTATCTTGACTATTCTTACATTTTTCGGGTCATATACTCTATCCCAATTTGCAGCGTCAGCTATTTCAGTAAGTGTCGGCATTTCTGCAAGAACATTTGCTTCTGTCCATTTGAATCCTCGTGGGTGCAAGATAAACTTTCTTCTATGAATTAGGATATCTTCACCCATTAGGGAATCTCTATCAGTTTCTACAGGTACCTTTGGTCTGCCTTCTGCATATCCTACTGCTCCGGCACCAAACAGATATGAAGTGTATTTATATCCGCTTGTTGTCCCAGCCACAACAGGTAGCCCATCATCAACGATAACAGTCATTCCCATGTAAGTACCCCAACCTATATCGGCTTTTGAATCTGGTATATAGTCAATTAGGTCTAATTTTTGAAGATTAGTGTGTACTACTGAATGCATAGCAATTGCTGTTAAATTATTTTTAGCATCTCCTAATAGTTGTTTTGCATCAAGTATTACTTCTGCACTCATTTTGTTTGCAGAAGTAGCATTTACACCATCTTCTGTTGATACGTTTTTAATTAAGTCTCCTGAATCATTTACAGCGTTGTCAGCAAATACACCGTCTAATGATTTCAACAAAATCTTTTGGTATTGTCTATCCCAGTAAGCAATAACTCTATCTGCTATTGCCTGCATTGGATCTGCTCCTGCAAGTTCTGCAGCCAAATCTTCAGCACTCCACGCTTGACCGAACATGAATACTCTTGCTTGGTCTTGCCCGGTAGTGATTTTTTGAGTTTCTAACGCCGTATTAGATTGAAGTGGTTGCGGATCACCTGACAAATCATTAAAGAACGGCATTTTAATCATGTCGCCGCCATTTGCAAGTTTGCCAGAAATTCTAGCATCTGTTG